GAAGCATATCCGGATTGACAGTATCGCTCTCGATGTGGATATCATTAGCTGGGAACCGTTTCAGACTCACTCTGTAATCTATGTGTAGTTTATGGCAAGGAAAGGTGGTTTGACTCCAATGTGGAGTGATAGGGAAGTAGGGCGTTGGTTCGATTACTATGTGGATCGGGCGGAAGAGAGGATATACAAGTTATTGCAACGTGCCGGGGAAGAGTTCGTGAAGATCGCTCGAAAAAAAGGGAACTATCAGAATCATACCGGCAATCTTCGTAGTTCAATCGGCTATGTGATCGTTAAGGATGGCGATATATTGACCGAGAACTACGAGTTGTCAGATGAGAAAGGTACCGATAAACATACGGGATTGAGAGAGGCTAAAAGGCTCGTATCAGAATTACTACCCCTTTATAAGAATGGCTGGGTATTGATTGGTGTAGCCGCTATGCCTTATGCCAAGTATGTGGAAGCAATCGAAAATCTGGATGTTATCTCTGTAGCCACGGAACATGCCGAGGATTGGATCAAGAAACAGAGTCGAACGTTATTTGATAAACTCGCTGAGAAAGGATATTGAACATGGCAGATCAGTTTGATATAGTGGATATCGTATATAATGCGGTTGAGCCGGCGAGTACGGGCTTTATCCTGTATAAGGATCAATCCGGCGATGGCGAGAAAAGAAATCATATCACGATCCGCTCTCTGGCCTTGAATGGGAAAGATTATGTCAACAAGGGATCGATAAATATCAATATCTTCGTCAAGAGACCCTCGAAAGGCGTATCGGATCGACAGTTGATGATAGAGACCGTACGAGGCGTGAGGTTCGTGTTGCGGGATATCAAGCCGCCGTTGGGGATGTATTGGAAATCTCGGATCGTCTGGTCTGAGCCTATGGGCGAGGCCAAGGATGGCTTCGATTGTACGAATATTAGATTAGAGGTTATAACAGAATTAGATTAGTGATATGGAAAGAAGTTTAGCGCTGGATGTGGCGTATTTAGGAGTTGCGGAACCCGGGGATGGCGTAGCCGGTACCGAGTTCACCCAATGCGTTGACGTGGATACGGTGACGTTCAATTTCTCGGACGCCAAGGAGCTTAGTTTTACGTCCATGGGACATGAGGATCCTTGGGCGGTGGTGAGTCGGAAAGGAGATCCTTCCAGTATAGAGTTCACTATCCCTTCTCCTACGAGCGACGAGATGAAAATGTTTTGCGGGGGAACCGTTTCCGGTGATAAATGGGAGGCTCCCTTGTCTACGCCCTCGATATTGAAGACGATCAGGCTACAGAGCCTGCCGTACCAAGGTAAGTTCACGGAATATGTCTTTGTCAAGTGCTCTGTGTTCGGGAAGATCAGCCAAGCCCCGGATAAGGAGAATTGCGATCTCTTATTGGTAAAGGCCACGATCATGACACCGGTATCTGCGGCTGGCAAACAAGCGTCCCCGTATAGCAGGGCGGTGAAGGCCGTATCGGAAGACACGGAATGATGTTTTTTGTTTAGGTTGTCTAGAGCCTCGGTTTTTGCCGGGGCTCTTATATTTTAGAGGAAAATCATGAGCGTAAAGCGAGCACTACAGATTGAGAGCGACGTGGTGACAAGTCGGTCAGTCGTGATTCCTTTCGAGTTCAAGCCGGAGACGATCCCGGCGGGTAAGAACGTTGGTGATAGTATCGTTATCACCCCGATCACGGTAAGGACCGGGTTTAGGATACGGCCGTTACTCTTGCGGATTGACAAGGCGGACAAGGATGCTATCGTGGCTCATAAGGATGTTACGTTTGATAGTGTACTGTCGGAGTTGATGGCGAAATATGACGAGTTGATCTTTGAGATCGTATGTTTGGGTATCCATAACAAGAAAGGGGACATGCCCGCTTGGTTCCGGGAGGTATTGAAGGATAATTGTACATGGGAAGACCTGTATATCCTTTTGAACGCTATTCTCTTTCGTCTGGGTTGTAACCCTTTTTCTCGTACTATCATAGCATTGGAAGCTGTGAGCCCGTTAAGCGAAGAGGAGATAATAGCCCTTCAAGAAAACAACGAGACTTGGGTAGGTCGGAGCCGGTGACGCAAAGTAGCTTCATGTTCCTTGTACTATGTAACGAGGCGTTCGGGTATACGCATGAGCGGACATTGGACAGCGATCTGGCGCTTGTCATGTCCATGCTACGGGAACATGGTTACTTGGTGAACGACCGGAACAAATCACTGCTCGTGGACGATGATGAATCCGGGGATAATCATGGCGAGTGGGTCGAGGTAATCGATTTCGATACGGGAAAAAAGAAAAGGGTTCGAAGAATGAGCCCGGTATGATATATATTACTTTGCGTAGAGAACGTTTGTCATAGTGATTTTGGTTGTAAAAAAACCGACGAACCGTGAGGCTGGTCGGTTTTTGTTCTCTGTAAATGTGTCAAGATCTTCAGAGTGTCTGCTCGATAACCAGAGCGGTGTCTTCTAGCGAAAAGTAATTGGGTAACGCTCCGGATGGATTATGCTGTCAATCTCAAGATCCACATCAATTGCGTCCCAACGCAACGAATCCTCGTCCGGCATGGTCACGTCCAATACATCCGATACTTTTGCATTTCTGAACCAAGGGTATCTGTCATACGATAGATAATATTCCTTCCCTCCTACGAAAAGGAGGATACCGCGTGCATTAATCATTGTTACTTCCGCGGTGGTTGTTCCATTTTTCTCTAATAATGCGCTCATGTTTTTGTACCTCCTTTAGTATGTTTGAAATTTCAGTTGAAGAAAAACCTTTATTCTCAGCCAAAGAAATCGAAGGCTCTATCCAAATTTTAGCCTTTTTCTCTGCTTGTCTGATATGTATATGCATTCTGCTTTCTTCCAAAGAGAAGAAAAAGAAACGCATTCCGTTTTTATAAAAAACTGTTGGACTCATACAGCAAATATACAAAAGATTCCTGAATACAAATGCTTTTAGTCTATATTTTACCATAAACGCATTATGGGAATCAGGAATAGGGATGGAGCGCTGTATATTGCGACTGGTCTTGATAACTCCGGCATGTACGAGGGAACACGGGAAGCGATGGGAATTATCAAGACCTTGGCCGGTGAGATCACGTCTTTTGACGTATTCGGTGGTATCGGTATCAGTGCGGCGACGGCGTTCGCCAAGGCCGAGCTCATACGACTTCGAGAAGGAGTTCCGGAAGAACATGCTGGAAGTAGCGACCATTTCCACGCAGGTAACGGATGATATGACCGGTTTCATGAATCAGGTCATGTCCATAACCCAAGAGATACCGATCAAGGCTCCGGAGGCCGCCAAGGCGTTATATAGCATTGTCTCCGCCGGACATGACGGGGCGGATGGTATGAAGATCCTAGAAGTTTCGGCTAAAGCTGCCGTGGGAGGACTTACGGAAACCGAGACGGCAGCCGATGCCATTACAACGATCCTGAATGCTTATAAGATGTCTGCGGAGGAAGCCGGTACGGTCTCGGACCAGCTTTTTACAACCGTCCGGTTGGGTAAGACTACATTTGGCGAATTGGGAGCCTCTATAGCCCAAGTTGCTCCTATTGCGGCCGCGTATGGGATTAGTATCGACCAAGTGTTGGGTGCTGTCGCTTCATTGACCAAGCAAGGAACGCCGACGGCGCAGGCTATGACACAGATCCGTGCCGCTATCCAAGGAACCGCTGGAGAACTTGGAGACGCCGCATTCCAAGGCCGTACTTTCCAAGAGGCATTACAATTGATTTATGAGAAGGCTGGTGGTTCCGCTTCCAAGATGAAGGAAATGCTTGGCACGGATGAAGGCTTGGCCGCTACACTGGCTTTGACTGGAAAGAATGCAAAGGCGGCAGCAAATGATTTGGGAGAGTTACAGGGCTCCTTGGGTGCGACAGAGGCTGCGTTTGAGAAGATGGCGGATGAAGCCGGCAATCAAATGACGCTTCTGTCGAATAATATCCAAGCGGCTTTGCGACCGATGGGAGAGGTGATATTAAAAAATATATCAGAAGCAGCTAAAATTATTAATCAGGGATTTGAGACAGGAAATATCAAAGGCAATATTGAAAATTTGGAAAAGTTGCTTTTAGGGGTTTCAGGTGCGTATGTAGCCTATAAATCTTCAGCTATAGGAGCGACTGCTGCAGAAATGGCATTATCCGCAAAAATTGCTATATCTAATAGTTTAAGGTCAATTCAAAATAAACTGACAGGAGAGTCGGTTCTTGCTAAAGAAAAAGAGCGTACATATCAGGATGCCTATAATTTGTCATTGCAAAAAACGATCACAGAAGAACAACGGGCGAAACTATCTAAATTGAACTTAGTTGCAGGCTCAGAAGAATATGTAAAGGCTATTGCGGCACAAGCTATTCAAGAAAAGAATACAGCTGATAGACTTGTGGAATCTTTGACTAAGCAGGTAAAAGCAAATAGAGAAAAATTAGCTTCTGCACAAGAGGGTTTGGAGATGTCTAGAAAAGCAGTGCAAGTTGCAAAAGAAGAATTTAACGCTGCGTTTGAAGCGAATGATTTGGCTGCTTTAGAAGTATCCCAGACCAAACTGAATTCGGCGGCGAAACGTGAGGAAGCGGCAGCTACGAATGTTAGTACAACTGCGAAAAAACTAAGGTCTGTAGAATCGAAGTTGGCAGTTGCAACAACAAATCAGGAAATCGCTGCAACTCGTTTGAATACTGCAACAACGGCTGCAGATACGGCTGTGGCCAATGTGGCTACTTCGGCAAAAAACAGATTAAAGTTGGCTACAATTGCTTTATGGAAGGTAATGAAAGCAAATCCTTTGGGTACGATATTGACGGCTGTTGGTTTGGCAACAACTGCTTATGCCATGCTTGCTGATAAAATCAGAGAGACAGAAACTGCACAGGATCGATTGAATAAGCTACAAAAAGCTACTGTCAATTATATGGCTGACGAGAAAGCCGAATTAGAAGTCCTTTTGGCAGTAGCAAAAGATGAAACTATTATTAAGGATAAAAGGATAAAAGCTATAGAACGATTGAATGATATTTCTCCTGAATATTTAGGTAATTTATCGTTGGAGAATATTCAAACAAAAGAAGTTACAGATTCGATAGAGGCTTATACGAAAGCATTGGAAAAAAGTGCTAAAATGAAAGCTTCTCAAGATATGGTTTCTGATAGATATAAAAAGATAAATGAATTGAATATAGCTATCGATGAGATGCAAAAACGTTACGATGAGGCTATATCTGGGTCAGAATCAAAACATTTGTTTGAAAGAAAATTATTTGATTTAAAAAATGAAAAAGCGAATATTGAAGAAGAAATAAAAGAGATTTTATCATTTGCTAAAGAACAAGTTGAAAATAATCCGGTTACTATTCCAATTAAAAAGGAATCTGTATTATCGGGCATTACGGAAAAAGATAAAAAAGAACTTGAAAAGCAAAAAAAATTACAAGAGAAGCTCCGAAGCGAACTCCTATCCCTTCGCCGTCAAAACCAGCAATCCGAGATCGACCTAATGAAAGAAGGTTCCGCAAAGAAGATCGCCCAGATAAACCTAGACTATGACAATGAGATCGCCGCCATACTTACCAAGGAAAAAGAGTGGAAAGACGCTCAAGGCGGCAAACTGACTAAGGAACAGACCGTGGAGATTCGTACAGCCTTGGTGAACTCATACGTCAAACGGGAGCGATCGACCTCTAATGTGAATAAGGAACAACTGGAGGAAGAGAAACGTGCCATGAACGAGTATCTGAAAGAATACGGTTCATATTTGGAAAAGCGTCAGGCTATCACGGAGCTTTATAATGAGAAGATAGCCAAGGCCACGACGAAAGGCGAGCGTAAATCTCTTTCCGAGGCCATGAAAAGGGAACTGTCTGATCTCGACATAGAGGCGAGCAAGACGACTTCCGCTATCAGTCGGTTGTTCGGTGACATGAAAGACAAGACCCTCTCCGAGTTGGAGGCCATCAACCGGAAGGGGCGTGAAGCCTTGGAGTTCTTGAAAAGCGGTGTCTGGGATGAGAGCAAGGGCAAGGATTTCGGTATCACGAAAGAAACGTTTGAACTGTGGAGTAAATCACCCGATAAACTAAAAGATATCTCGGACGCGCTCAAGGAGAACAAGGAAGCCGCGGACAAGTTGCGCCCGGCATACGAGAAGGTCGCCAAAGGTCTGAAAGGCGTATTTGAGGCTGGTAGCGATACGAAAAAGCTGCGACAGGCAATTGACGATATAGAGGAAGGGCTTGGCGAAATCATGCGGTCCGGGCAATTC